GCACACCTGCCCGGTGTGCCAGGCGAAGTGGTGCAAGGTCCCTTGGGTCCGCGGAGTCGCACGGATCTTCTGTGGCCAGAACTGCCAGAAGCGCGCCTGGAACCGAGCACGGAGGTCTGCGTGACCACGCGCCAACGCATCCACCGCGCGATAGTTGCGGCGGGCTCGCCCGGATACAACCGTCCGTTTTGCCTGGCGGGCGCGACGGAAGATGACAGCCGACACTCGGCCGTCTGTGACTCTCTCGTCGAGGAGTTCGAGCCGGCCGATCCGGCGATGCCTCCGCCCGATGTGATCGAGGCGATGGCGAAGGGCTGCCGTAGCTGCGGCGAGTGCGGGGAGGCGCCTCCGTGCGCGACCTGCATGGCCGGCGGGGTGTGCCTGGCGGAGTGCCAGTGCCACGAGACCGACGACGAGGAGAGCCGCTACGAGCCGGAAGGGAAGGAAGCTGGACTGTGAGGCGAGCCGTGACCAAGCGCGATGACGGGTGGGTGCGCGTCGAGTCTGAGGATGAGCTGCGGCCGGGGCTGGTCGTGCAGCTGAGACCGTGCCTGTGGTGCGGAGTTACAGAGATCAATCTACTGGGACGCGAGACAGAGCTAGGCGCGGAGGCAAGAACGATTGACGGAGGAATCGAGGAAATGAGTCGGCCGTTCGTGGTCGAACTGTCATGTCACATTGGCGCGGCAGACTATGAGCACGCGATTCGTGATGGGCGCCTTTACCGCCTCGCCCCGTTCGCATCCGACGGCACCGAGACGACCAGGACGGTGAAGAGCCCGAGAGCCAAGGTGACGACGGAATGGAGGTGACGATGGCGAATCAAGTGCCGCGACCGTCCCGTGCTCCAGAGATCATAAGACTTCGCAAGGAGACGCGGCTGTCGGCCACGGCAATCGCCAGGCAGGTCGGAACGCACGTAAGCTACGTGTGGGTCGTGTTGCGCAGGCACCGGATCGCCACCGGAGGTAAGGCGTCTGCTACGGGAACCGGCGAGGGTCCAGCCGAGGCGCGCCAACGCGTCTACCGCGACCTAGCCGAAGGTAAGCGGTGCCTGAAGTGCTGGTTGATACTGCCCTGCGACCACGGCAAGTGACTTAGTACCCGGCCGCCGTCAACGCAGCCGACCACGTCGCAGCCATTGACGCGTAACCGGCCGCGCTTGGATGAAGGGCATCGGCGAAGTTGGCGTCCGGCATCTGCGGGAAGTCCACCTCTACCAAGTTGGTCATGCCAGCCACGGCAGCCGACAGCGCTGACCGGTAGGCGTCGATTGCCGACGGCGGGTATATCCCGAGCTTCGTGTATGGAAGCTTCCCGAGGAAGACTTTCACGTGCGGCTTGATGGCCTTCACCGCGTTGATGGCGCCAACTACGTTAGATGCGTACTGTGCCGTGGTGAGAAGCGGCGTTGGGTATCCAGTAAGGTCGTTCGTACCGATCTGTAACAGCACGATGTCAGCCGGCCAGGCGGCGTACCAAGAGCTGATGCCCGCCAGGATGTCTGCCGAGTTGCGTCCGCCGACGCCCTCGTGTTTCTTGGAACGGTTGATGCCAGTTCCGTCGGTCTGCGTGCCGACCGACCAAAGTAGCGGGTGCGCAGCGAACAGTGTTGCCCGCCAGCCGCCGACGTTGTCGGGATAGCCGAGGGTGATGCTGTCGCCGACGGGGATGACGCTGGTGGCGCCGTGGTGACCGACGATCTGTAGCTCGCCTTCGATCGAACCGTCGAAGGTCAGCGTGATGCCGCTAACGGCCTCCGTGACGTTGGTGTGCGAGCCCTGGACCTGCTCCGAATAGCCAGACGTCGGGTTCCAACACCGCCCCTGGAAGGTCCGCGGCCGGCCGTTGACCTTGCACTGGACGATGGTGTCCAGCTGGATGACCGCGCCTCCGATGGCACCCATGTACCAGACGGCGCCTGTGGCGGTGCCCCCGAGCGCGCCAGTGGGGGCGCCATAGTAGTTGTCGTAGCTCAGGTAGGTGCCTGACGTCAGCCCGGCCAGCGTGGCTACGATCGTCGTGGACGTCCCCGACGTCTTGGTCAAGTGCACTTCGAACCTGGCGTACTTGTCGTGGTCCCAAGTCGCGGTAACCGACGTGCCCGAGAACGGGATCGTGATTTCGTCCGGGATGCCCAACAGCGACCGCCGCGCATCCACGGATAGGCTGTCCTCTTCGAACGTGGTGTCGCCTTGGCGAATGAAGAGGGAGACCTTGTCGAAGATGGTCGCGGCCATGTGCTACCGGTAGCCTCTGGCGTAGACGTACCCGGTGCGGCTGGCGTCGAAGGTGAACACGATGGCGGTCGGGTCGTGGGTCGTGTCTGTGCTGAGCCCGTGTTCGGTGACGGGAATGATCACGTAGACGCCCTGCCACTTCATCGACTTCAATGCCGGCGCCGGCGGAAGCGTGAACACGAACGATGCGGACCCGACGCCAGCAGACGCCCCGGCAGGCTTGGGCCAGTTGTCTAGCCCAGCCGTGTTCGCCGACGCGATCGTAGTCGCGTAGTTAAAACCGTTGTTGTAACTACCTGCGCTCATCCCGGTCATCGCGATCGTGTCGAGCGTGCCAGCGCCCCAGTCGATGTCGACCGTGATCCGCTTGTATGTGTTCGCGGCGAAGGAGATCGTGTAGCTCGCTCCGGTAAATGCTGCGCTTGCTAGCAGCACGGAATCGCCGAATGGGTAGTTCTGGTATGCCATCGTCACACCGCCGGGGCTCGGTCGCTGTCGAACTGCATGTACGGCTCCCAGGTCGTCTGGTTGGTGCCGCCGTTGACCTGGTCGACCTTCACGTACTTGTACGGCTCGACGAGCCAGTCCCACGGGCCACTCAGGTCGGTCGCGGGCGCAGCGGCCACGGCGATGTCGCCTAAGATTTGCCGGTAGGTCGTCCCGTCAGTCGACTCGTACACCTTCAGCGTGAACGCGTGGCTGTTCTTCACGCCGAAGATGATTCGCTTGACGTCTGCCGCAGCCAGCACGGTTCCCGAGAGCGCAACGAACGTGTCGATGAGGGTCGTCGTGTTCGACCCGGTCGGCAGCGTCGTGGACATCTTGACTTGCGTGATCATCGTCGGTCCTCCTGAAGCAAAAGCTGAATGAGCGGGTCAAGCTGAAGCTGCGCGGCGCCCGGGCCGGCCCCGTCGTAACCGATGCCCGTGGCGGGACGAAAGAAGCGCTCGCCAGCGGCGCCTAGGTTGTGGCCGATGGTCCGCGATACGCCCTGTGCGATACCTGCGCCGCCGGGCATGGAAAGCTGAAGCGCAAGGATGTCCTCGGCGTTGCGAGCTCCAAGCCGGTCGAGCTGGCCACGGTATAGCGGCGACTGCGCGGCAAGCTGGTCGAGCGTGATGCCGGTGTTAGCGGCAGCCGACCCACCCTTGCCGTACTGGGCCAACTGCCCCCGCGCTGCCTTGTCATCACGCGGGAACATCCCTTCGGCGTCGCGGATGGCGCCTTCGCCACCGTACAGAGCGTTACGGGCATCGTCGAGCCTGGTTGCTTCTTCTCCGTAGCGGTCGAGTGCACCGCCGATGTTCCCAGGGCCTTCCCTTGGGTCCATCTCGCGTACGGCGCTACGCATTGCACCCTGAGCCATTCGCGCGGGGCGATTCTCGGCTGTCCCGGGCATGCCGCCTTGGGCCTCGGCGTTGAGGGATTTCTGGAGCCCGCGGAGCTGCCCGAACGTCACGCCTTCTGGATCCGCGTTCTCTGCCTGGCGCTGCGAAATGATCTTCCTTGCGGCATCTCGACGCAGCCGTCTACCCTCCGATGCGTACGCCCCTGCCTCTGCGTGGGCGGCGTCGCGGGCGGCCCCGGGCGGCAATGACTCGGCGTGGTTCCTTGCCATTGCCGCCATCTGTTCGACGGTCTCGGCCTCAGATACAAGATCTGGCGCTACTGGCCCCTGGGCGCGTGGCTGTCTCGGAGTCAGGGCGGCCTTGTAGTGCCCGAGCCTGCTGTCGAGAGCATCGTCGATGGGAATGCCAGCCGGGTTGTTGCTGTTCTCTGCGCGCAGGGCGTCTATGCGCGCCGTGACCGGACGTTCTGAAACACGAGTCTCGGGTCCGATGAACGATTCAAGTTCGCCCTCGGCGGCATCCAGTCCGGCACGGTTTGCAGCGTCGCGCGCGGTCAGGTCGCCAACGATCTGCCCCCGCGCATCCTCGGCCATGCGCATCGTCCCGGGGTCGCCGTCTGGTAGGTCGCGGTATGCCGGCTCGTCGAACATGCCGCCACCGGCAGGGCGGGTCATGCGCAGTTCTGGAGCCATCGGCTCCGAGCGTCCGATGAGAGGCGGGCGTTCGTAAATCGGCCCGCGCGGGGCATCTGGGTTGTCAGACGTCACGCGCTCAATGGCGTTCGCCGCGCGCCCGGCTTGCGACTTGGCCACGTTTCGCTTGCCCCGCGGCGCACCGACGGCACCTAGCGCACCGCCCATCAAGGCAGCGGTGACAATGTCCTTCGGCTTCGCGTCCGGCTCGGACAGGGCAGGCGACGCCCCTCCAGCCGCGCCACCGATGATGCCCGACGTACGCCCGCCAGCGCCGAGCGCCCGGGCTGCACTGGACGCGCCCATGCCGACAAGGCCGCCGAGGGCGAAGCGGGCGAAGTCCTCCGCCTCGGCCTTGTCGTCGGCGGGAGCTGCCCCGGGAGTAGACGTCCCGGCCAGCGCACGACGCAACTCGGGCAGTGCGACGACGTCAGGATCGGGGCCGCCGGAGGGCGGTGGCCTCTTTGGGCGCCCCGTCGAGATGACGTCCGAAGGGCTCGGGTCGGGCTGGGACAGCTCGTCACCTCGGCGCATGCTGCCCGACGGCGCAGGCTTCGAGCCCCTCAGCGCCTCGGCGATCTCGTCTTCAGTGAACCCTTCATCGAGGAGGTTGCCGATCTGCTTGTCGGTCACGTCCATCAGCGACCGAGCCTCTCCCGAATGCGGGCGATGCGCTGCTCGCGCGTCTCGCCCACGGGCGCGCCGCCCGCGCCCTCGGCGTCGTCGACGAAGAACTCCTTGCGCTTCCGCGTCAGGTGGTCGCCGATCTTGAGCTTCGAGTACGAGCTGCCGTCGCCGAACACCTCGTCGTACGCCTTGCGGGCGCCCTGGCGGTTCGTCTCGTGGTTCTGGAGCACGACGTCAACGCCCTGCATGAGCTTGGCGAACACGTCCGGGTCGAGGTCGCCGGTCGCGCCCTTGCTGACCCAGTTCGTGACGTCGCCCCACGCGCCGCCCATGTGCCCCTGGAGCCGGTTGATATCGGCGTCGGTCAAGACGCCCTTCTGACCGGCCAGGGAGCGCGACAGGACGTCAGAAAGAGAGCGCTGGACGACGCTCACGTCCTTGTTCTTGAGCAGGCCGCGGAGCCTGGTGTCCTCGTTGCGGTCGGTCGCGATGTTCCAGTTCTTCTGGAAGTCCTTCAGCCCGGACTCGGCCGTCTGCAAGTCCTTCCGGTCGATGCCGTCGGTTCCGGCCGTCCGCTGCTTGTCAGCGCTCGGCTTGCTGTTCGCGACGCGCTGCTTTTCGATACCGAACTGACCGACCGTCTGGTCGTGCGCGCGGTTCTCGCCGTACTTGTCGGCCAGGGCCTCGCTGGACAGGAATTCCTTCATTGCGTCGCGCGGGGCGATAGTCCCCGACTTGACGCCCGCCTGGAGCTGCGAAAAGCGCTCGGCGCGACGCTGGGCGATGCTGCGCAGATACGGGTCTCCCGACTGCATGGCCTGGCCAAGCTCGCCCGTGAGCGACTCGCCCACCTTGTCGAAGTCGGCTGCGGCCTGGCGGTCGGCAGAGTGCCGCAGTTCGTCCGTTGAGGTCTCGACGCCGCCGATACGGACGCGGCCAGTGACGGGAGGCTTGCCAGCGTTCGCGATTGCGCTGTCCTGCGCGCCGAGGTTGGCCGCGGTGTCCGCTTCGGACGTCTCCGGCTTGAGTTCAGGAGGCGCGCCAGGATTCAGGTCTGGCAGCTGCTCAAAGTCGCGGCCGCGCTTCACGGTGCGCGTCGACGGGTCCACCTCGGAATAGTCGGCGGCGTGCTGCTTGGCCGCGACCATGTTGCCAGACGCGACGTCGGCGCGGATCGTGTCGTCGGCCTGTCGCTGCCGTTTGGCGTTGTCGACTTCCAGCTGCGCGTCGTCGCTGCGCTGCTGGCGCATCTCTCGCGCGTCCCTGGTGTCGGCGTCCTGCTGGCGGATGTTCTGATCGCCCGCGATGCGCTCGGCCTCCAGCTCCATTTTCTGCTTGCGGGCGCGCTCGGCCTGGATGCTGTCGCCGATCTCGGACATGGCCTTCGACAGCTGATCGGTCCAGCCCGGCGCGCGGAGCATGTCAAAGTTGATGTTCATTTCCCTGTCGCCGCCCCGGCGGCCGCCCCAGCGCCGCCTCCGTAGACCTTGGTCAGCAAGCCGCCGACGGACGTCTTGAAGCCCATCATGTCCTTCATCTGTTGGAGTGACAGACCGTACTTGTCAGCCTCGGCCTGCAACCAGGCGTCATCTGGCGCGTTGACGTTGCTCATGTCGCCCCAGATCGACGCGATAATGTCCGCCTCGGTCTTCCCCTGACTCGACGTCCGGTCAAGTCCGCCGAGAATGCGGTTCTGCCCTGTCGTCTGGAGTTCCTTCATCAGGTCGCCGCTGTCGAGGATCCGATTGCGTCGGGCAGCGTCGGCGGCGGCTGCCTCGCGGTCGTCAGCGTTGCGCAGCGATAGGTCGGTCGAGTCCTTCGTCTGCGCGAGGCCAGCGTTCGCAAGCCACTCCTGTAGCGCTTGGTCCTCTGCGGTGCGCGAGATGTCAGCCGACGTCTTCGTGCGGTTGATGAGCGCGTCTTCGGCCTGCTTCGAGCGCTGGAGGGCAGCGTCAGACGCGTTACGGTCGGCGTCGATGCGGGCGCGCGTGAGCCCGAGGTCGGCAGCGTCTCCGGCCGATGCGATGTCCGAGAGCGTCCGGTACCGGTTCTGCTCCGAGTCCTGTGCCGACCGCGCGGAATCGAACCCAAGTTTCTCGCGGTCGAGCTTGGCGGCGTCAGAGTCGACGGCGGTCTTCTCGCGCAGACCGTAGCGGTCGAGCGCACGGGCCTCGGCGTCGTTCGCGGCATTGAACCCGAGCGTCTCCCGCCCGAGCTTAGCCGCATCCGTCTTCGCGCTGGCATCGGACAGAGCGCTGAAGCGGTTCTGTTCGCTGTCCTGAGACGACCGCGCCCAGTCGGCCGCCTCGCTCATGCGATCGAGGTGGGCACGATCGGCAATTGGGGCCAGGTCTACCCACTTCGACGCCTGCTGACCGCGCAGGTTGCCGAGAATGTCGCTCTCCTGCTGCGCCGCAAGTCCGCTGTTGAAGCCGCCGCGGGCGGAACTCGCAGTCTGGGCGCTCTGAATCGCGCGCTTCGAGGCGTAGTCGTAATACGGGTCTAGCTGGCCGATGCCCTTCTCGTAGAGCTGCTCGGTGTAGCCCTTGGCGAGCGGGTCCTTGCCGTACGCCTTGTAGAATGCCTCCATGTCGCCAGCGGACCCGAGGTCACCCGCGTGTTCGTCGAGGAAGTTCTCGCTGTAGCCCGGCGTCATGGTGTCTTCGCCGTGCTTGCCAAAGAACGCCTCCATGGCCCCGGGTGCGTCGATGTCATGGTTCGACGTGGCGAAGTTCTCGGTTGCGCCGGTCTGCCAAGGGTCGTTCCCGTGCGCGCCGAACATGGCCTCCATCGCGCCCGCGCCGGACAGCGCATCTCCGGCCTGACCGGACACCCGCATCGACGCGCTCCCCGAGGTCGGCAGCGTGCCGCCCAGGCGCTCGGCGTCGGTCATCCCAAGCGACTCGGCAGCTCCGGGACCTGACAGGGCATCGACATAGCCCTGAGCGCCGCCCTGGTAGATGCCAGGGCCGACGTCCTTGACCTGGCTGATGGCAGTCGGGCCGTGGTCCTTGCCGTACAGCGTCTCGGCGTTCGTGGGCGCGTCGAAGTCGCCCCCGTGCTTCTTTAGCCATTCTTCGTACGCGCCTGGCTGCGACAGCAGCGATGCCGTCGGAGGAGGGGGAGCGGCCGGCGGTGGGGCGCCTGCTGGCGGCGTCGTCGGCACGAAGCCGGGGCGAGTAGATGGGGTGGGAGTGAACCCAGGGCGAACCGATGGGGGTGGTGGCGCCGCGGGAGGCGGCGTCCCGGCCGGCGGAGGAGGAGCGGCCGGAGGTGGGGCTGACGCTGGAGGAGGCGCCCAGATGGTCTCTCCGTTCGTGGTCGTCCCCGGATCTGGCGCCCAGATCGGGTTTCCGTTCTCGTCGACCTTGCCCTTTTCAGGCTGCCAGATGGGGTTGCCGTTCTCGTCGTACTGCTGTGGCATTAGCCGCCCCCGTACATGTTGCCCATGGCCGACCGCTGGCCGAACCTGCGCCCGCCGCCCATGCCGCTAGGCTGACCGGTCCAGCGCGGAGCGGATCCAAAGGCCCGCGGGCCACGGCTGGGCTGGGCAGGCGTCGCCCCTGGCTGCTGGGCCTGTCCCGGCTGCGTCGTCTGTCCTGGCTGCTGCGTGGGCGTGCTGGGCGGCGGCTGCGTCTCTCCGACCCAATGCGGGTTGTATCCGTTCGACCAGGCGCCAGCGGCCCCCGCCTCGCCCATGTCCCAGTGGGCCGGCGTGACTGGCGCTGCGGGCGCTGCGGGCTGTGACGGCTGCTTGGGAGGCCCGTACATGGCCCGCATGGCTTGAGGCGGCGCCTGCGGGGTGACGGTACGCGCAGGACTAGGCGTAGAGACAGGAGTGGCGGGGGTGGTCGCGGGGGTGGCTGGCTGCGAGTTCGGGGCGGCCTGTCCGCCGCCGTACATGCCAGTCAGCGCCACCTGGTCGCCGGCCTGCTGCCACCCTGGCTTCCCGACTCCGGTCAGCCAGCCGTCGCGCATGGCGTCCGCGCCGTCGTAGCCCGACTTCGAGAAGCGCTCGAATGCCGCCGCGGGGTCCGCAACGCCCGACGAGAACAGCGGCGTCCCGGTGAGCATGCCCATGGATGCGGTCTGGGCAGCTCGGTATGCGTTGCTCTCGTTGGACTGCCGCTGAACCTCGGCCCGGTTCGCCGGATCGGCTTCGTACGCAGCCCGGTCCTTCATGGCCTGGGCGTTCGTCTCGTAGGCCATGGACCCCGGGACGAGCCCCATGGCTTTGAGCTGATCTTCGATGCTGTACCCCGCCATCACAGCCGCCAGGTGGACGGGTCGCCGTAGACGGCCGCCATGGCCTTTTTGGTCGGGTCGAGCGCGGCTTCGACCTTCGCCTGCGCAGCTTCTTTCTGCGCCATCCGCTCGGCCTTCATGCGCATCGCCTCGCGCTGGACTGCGTCGTAGCCCTTGGCCTTCTCGTCGTACGCGTCCTGCTCGCCGATGACTTCGCCGACGATCGGGTCACCGGACGAAGCGAAGTCCTTGCCGGCCTCGGTCCAATCCCCGTTCTTGACGTCCTTGCCCGTCTCCCAGAGCTTCTTTGCGGTCCCGTAAACCGGGAGCTGGTCCAGAAATGAGTAGCCCATGGGTTACACCTCACATGTCCAAGATCTGGAAATCCTCATCGAAGCTGGCGAAACGGAATGCGACGCTGTCGACCAGGATTCGCCACTGCCGCTGTCGGTATGTGCCGAGACTGCGCAGAGAGACGACCGGGTCGACCATCGTCGGGTCGCCGATATCGATGCGAAACGGCTCGCAAAATGGCCCGAGGTCGTCACGGTACGAGAGTAGCAAGTACCCGGCGTCCCCATCAGCCACTACACCCCGATGGAACCGCACCCGGACGCCGTGGCACTTCTTGGAGCGGGACGAGTTGTGGTCGACGAACGTGCTGGTGGCCTGCGCCGCGATGGGCTGACCCAGGTCGGTGTAGGCCGCCCCGTCCAGCATGGCGATCTGGCCGGTCGCGAGGCCCACCAAGGTCAGCTTCTTCTCGGGCCAGTAACACGACGCGGTAATCGGCATCTTCCCGAGCTGGCCGGCGTCCGCGTCCCATCCACGCCACTCGGACCACTGCTTCAGGTCCGTGTCGTAGACGAACGACCGCCCGTCAGTTGGCAGGGTCAGGATGCCCAGGTTGTAGTTCCCGAGCTTGTAGCGCATGCCCCAGGCGTCGGCGACGTTCGTGCCGGCGTCTTCGAGCTGCTGGCCGATGAAGGGCGTCGAGACCACGTCGAAGCCGCGCCCGTTCGAGTAGAGGACACGGTTCTTCGCGTCCAGGCCCATGAATTGCTCGTCCATGCCGATGTAGCTGTGCGCCGGCCCCCAGCCGACGTCGATCGTGCGCGCCGGACTGAAGACGACCGACGGATCGGGCGAGAGCATCGTGATCGTTTCGGTCCCGAGCGCCACGAGCTCGTTCGAACAGAGGTAGAGCCCGACGCAGGGGTCAGGCTTCGTCTCGGCCTCGGCGAAGTTCAGCCCGGTCGGCCAGGTTTCGTACGCGCCGATGTCCGACCAGTAGATGATCCCGCTCGGGTCGTTCGCGTTGCCCGCGAGCCGCTGCGCGATGGCCTGGACGTGGGTCATGTTCGGTGGGCTGCCACCGAGGCGTGAAGACAGGCCCGTCCCAAGCCACTGCTGCGGCTTGCCGCCTCCGGCGATGACAACCCGGTCGCGCAGCGCGGTAATAACCGGGCGGCCAGCGCCATCAAGTCTCGTCGACGTCGTCGTGTCTGATAGGGCCGAGACGTTGCCGGCCGAGTTGACCGCCCAGATGTACCGATCGGCGGTGACGTAGATTACGTACGTCGTCCAGATGCCGATCCCGACCACCTCGGACGTATTCGGGATGACCGACGGAAACGACGACCAGGCCGAGATACCAGGACGAAGCCGCAGCGCGCCGGCCGCATCGGTTAGCAGGTTCGTCTGAGCCGGCATCCCGCCCGCCAGTTCATCGACCGACGGGGACTCTCCGCCCGAGAACTGGATCCGCTCAGTGGCCATGCGCTGGCCTCCTGTTCAGCGGATATTCGTTCAGTATTGTAGTTTTCTCGGACCCAGGCAGGCTTGTGGCGTGGGAAAACCGCTCGCGGCCGTGTTGCTCCTGGCGTCGTGTGGCTACCAGGTCGACGAGACGAAGGTAGTGCCTGCGCCGGCGCGAGCCGATGAGGCTACGGCGGCCGTGGCGCAGGCCTTCGCCATCAGCTACCCGCCGGCCGTCTTCTGGTACGATCCTGACGACTGCGGGGCTGGGGCGATCCATGACCCAGAAGGCGAGTGCGTCTTCGGCTTCCGTTTCGATCGAATCGTGGTCCTGTCCACGCAGCGAGGCGTGCCGCTGCACGAGACCGCTCTCGCTCACGAACTCGGCCACCTGGCCTCCCTGGAGCGCGACGGAACATCCGATCACGACCACGTCAGCCGTTTTTACCTGGACGCGTGGCAGACTCCGGAGCCAGGCAAGATCCCAGACGACCAACACGGACTGGTCGGCGAACAGAACCGCGCGCTCACGGCGCGCGGCCTGTAAGTCAGTTCGCCGTCGCTGCACGTCCAACCTCGTATGTCTTGTCGTCGATCGGCGAGTACAACAACAGCAGGTTGACGCGGTTGCCGTTGGCCGGCGCGACCGCGGCAGACAGGACGTACTTCGTATCGAACGTCCAGGTCACGGCTCCTGCGGTCGAGCGCGAGCAGATGAGCGTGAACGGTCGACCCGCGCCGATCGCCGTGATGTTGTTGACGGTGACGACAGCCGCGGCGGTCACCGTTACCCGGATCTCGTCAGCCTGCGACGGCAGCGGCGTGAAGTTTCCGTCCGCAGCGAACGTGTAGGCGACGGGGGCGCCCGTACGCTGGTCCGTGACGCCGAGGGTTCCCCAGTTACATGCGGCGTGGAAGACGGCGCCAGCCGTGGCGCTCGTGCGCAGACCAACAGATACCCCGGTATTGATGACGCCATATGCATAGAGCGACGCCGTCGACTGGATATCGATCCCGGCCGTGCCAGAGCTTACCGTGGTGCCGATGATCTTCGCCTTGCTCGTCGAGCCAATAGCGATTGAGATCGTTGACGTGGTGTACGAGCCGCCGATGATCGTCACGTCGAAGGCAGCGCCTGTTAGGTCGAGTCCGGTCGCGACGTTAGACGGGATGGTCACGTTCGACAGGTACACCGAGCCGGCACCACCACCGCTGATCCCCTTTGTGTGGCTCGATATCTCGACGTTCTCGAACACGACCTCTGTCGACGTCCCAAGCGCAATTGCGCTACCGGTCGACGTTCCGCCAGAACCGGTGATTGCCAGGTTCCTCCAAGCGTGACTCGTCCCGCTCGTTGCGGTGAATGCGTTAGCCGCAAGGTTCGCGTTGGAGATGATCGACGTCGTAAGGCTCTGACCGACGAACGAAATCGTGCCTGACGGTACCGTGATGGGAGATGTGATCTTGTAGCCACCGGGAGGGAACAGCACCGTTCCGCCTCCAAGTGATCGGACGAAGTTGACCGTGTTCTGAATGGGCACCGTGTCGTCAGCAACGCCATTGCCAACCGCGCCGAACGTCTTCACCGAAACGCCGAAATCGCTGATGGCGTCCTTCAGATACCGCCCCGTCGCGTTGCCGTTGGCAAGAAACTTCCCGTCCACGCCTCCGACGCTCGAAGCAAACGACGACAGGATCCGGCTCAGGTAGGTCCGCTCTCCCGCCACGTACTGGCCCGTATCGGGGTCGATCCCTGTGTACCCGGAGTTAATAACCTCGACGAGTCCAGCGCTCACCGTCGGTTCGGTCGAGAACTGGTCGACCGTGATGCCGTCTTGGTCCTCGATGCGCACCGTGCACGGCTCGTCGACGAAGATGCCGATCTTTCCGGCAGCGTCGAGCAGGTACCCACCGCTGACCAACGTGTGCGCGGCGCTCTTGTCCTTGTCCTGGTACCCGGTGACCCTCGTGTTCGCCGTCCCGGGACGCGTGAGGAAGATTCTGCCGCCCGCGTTGACCGTGCCGTCGGTCCTGCGGGAGCCGGAGACTGCGAGACTGTGGATTACGGTCGCCATGATGTCCTCAAAGCGCGGGAAGCTCGAAACACAAATCACCGCCCTCTTGTTCACGCCCCATCGCGCGCAGAATGGCGCGCTCGGCCTGGTCGTCGAGGTACTTCGCCGTGGTCACGGGCAGCGACGCCGCAAGAGCCATCTTGTGGGCGATCGACCACGCCAGGGCATCCGTCCATCGGCCGCGAACGTCGGGGGCCGTGCCGCTCGCCGAGTCCGCGACGAGCCGCTGTCGCTGGAAGCTGACCGTGTACGTCTGCGTCGGGACGGGCCAGAAGTACAGCGTCACCGTCGCCAGCTTCTCGACGTAGCAGCTGGTCGGCGTGCCAGTGCTGAGCTTGTTCGAGATGGCCTGATATTCGCGGAAGTAGATGTGGCTGACGGGCGTCTCGCTGTCCTGACCGGACAGCTTCAGCATCATCGGAAACGCCACTTCGATCGTGTCGGCGTCCATGGCGAGCGACGACTTCTGACCAGAGGCGGGAGGCGACAGCGTCATCTCCTCGCGCTCCAGCTGGTCGAGACACGCGCCACGGCCGCTGAGCGACTTGAGCGTCACGTCGAACATGTCGCGCGCGTGGCGCAGCTCGACCGACGATGGCTCGCGGCCGAGCGGAAGGAGTCCGGCAAGCTGCAAGCCCTGACGGATGAGCATGTCGACGGACGGCGCAAAGGTTGCGCTCATTCCTCGTTGCCCTCCTCCAGCATCCTGCGGAAGTGCTCCGGGTCTAGGCGCTTCGCGACGCCGCGCGGGACGACGGTGGTGAAGTCGTCCGCCTCGTCGGCCATGTTGCACTTGTCGCCGATGCAGTAGTCGACGTACGACGACGATTCCGGCGGTCTCTCGGCAATGCCGTACATCGCTCGCAACGCGGCCAGTGTTCCGTCGTTCATGCTGCACTCCCGATCTGCGCCGCGAACCCGTCTGGGAACGAGTCGAGCGCCCGTGGTCCGAGGCGGTAGATTCCGCCGAGGGCTGCGGCCTGCTCCACCCAGCGTGAGGCCATTGGTGCGGTGCCGTCGAAGTTGAGCTGACCCGTGGGGCCTGGGTAGACGCTGGCGTAGGGGAAGCCGACGCCGTTCTTGAGGCCGTAGATGTCCGTGCTGTCGGCGGTGAGCTTGGCCTTGTTGTTGAGAACGTCCTTGAACTCGCGGATGGAGAAGCCAGAAGCAGACGTGACCGGCGCCAGCAGAGCGCCCGCCTCAAGGTCGTAGATCGTCCCATCGTTCACGGTCGTCGACGTGCCCGGCTGGGTCGTCACGGTGAGGTACTGTGCCGGGCAGAACGTCGGATCGCCGTCGTCTGAGTAGGTGAAGCCGCGAAGCCACGCGACGAGCGAACGAACGCGGGCAGTTGCGCCCTCGTAGTCGTAGAGGCTTCGCAGGCCGGTGGCGAACTCGGCCGATCGCAGGTACCACGAGCCGTCCGTGCCGGGGTAGTTGGCGAAGGCGTCCGAGCCCGAGCCGTCAGCCATCGGCGTGTCGAAGTACGCCTTTGGAGCCGTCGTCGAAAATAGCGCCTGCCCCCGAAACGTCCCGTCGAAGTAGAAGCCAATCGCCTCGGCGATCATCTCGTCGATCGTGGCGGTCGTGGTGAGCGCGAAGTCACCGCCAGGGGCGACGCCGTACTGGTATGAGCCTCCGCGGACGACCTTCAGGTCTGCCAGGAACGACAGGCCCATGTCCGCCTGCGAGCAAGCGCCCCGCACCTCGCGCGGAGTGAGCAGCATCGAGTTGGCGAAGCCGCCCACCCGCAGGCGCGAACCTCCACTCACCGCGTAGTAGATGGCACCCGCGTCCGTCCGCTGCATCCCGCGCAGCCACATCGCGCACCGGTCGGCGCCGTCGATGTACTTCGTGCCGCCAGACGCCGCGTACGCGCGCAAGAACAGCTTCCCGGCGAGTTCGGTGTCGAGCGAGAATGCGAGCCCAGCCGGCCCGAACATCGCGCCGTAGAGCATCGACGTCGTGATCTCCGCCGGGGATGGCCCGGTGGGCGAGCCGTACTGGAGCGCGAGTAGCTGGTCGGCCAGCGCAAGCATCTTGGCGCGAGCGGGCGCGACCAACTCGGGACGGTTACCGTCATTCACCAGGTCCGACAGGTAGAGCCCGGCCTGCGCGACGGACGAGACGTACTGAACCGTCAGGACGACGGCGCCGTTCTGGTCGACGTACTCGGCGACACCGGCGAAGTCCATCACCAGCCGGAACACGTCGCCCTCGGACAGCGAGTACGAAGAGTTCTCAGTCTGATGAAGCGGCGCCTTCGCGTTCTTGATGAGTAGCGGCTTCGCACGCGCGTTGTGCTTGTTGATCTCCTCGGCAGTCATCCCGGCGGCGTCGTCCGGGCAGTAGTAGCGCCCCAGGCCGCGGTATGTCATCTCCTTGAAGAACCAGACGTGGCCACACAGCGAGCACGCCCGCTTGTTGTCCTTCCGTCTGTAGCCGGTGCCGGTCACGCCGCGATCACCACGCGACAACCCGTGTTGTCAATGGCGCGCACGCCGAAGCCGCGGTAGCTCGTACCTGTAGACGTAACGACGAGGTCTGACCGATTGGCGAGACGGACGTTTTCGAGGTTCAGCAGGGTGGCAGCGGCCGTGATGCCGAAAGCAGGGCTGACCCACCCGTAGCTACTGCCGTCGATCAGCACGTCTTCGAACGTGCACGAGGCAACGGCGCCGCTGACCAAGATGGCCCGGTTCGGACGGTTGGCGGTGGCGGTGAAGGTGCAGCCGCGAACAAAGGCGCGCGCCCCAGCCACCGTTATCGCGGCACCAGCGTTGTCACTCGCGCCAGACTCAAAGTCGCAGTCACGAATCAGGCAGTCGGTACCGCCAGCCGCGACCGAAAGGCGCGCCGTCGTGGCGGCCGTAGACGCTGGAAAGTAGATGTTGTAAAAGCGCAGGCCCGCTACGTTCGGCGTGATCATTGCGCCGGCCACCGCAGACGTGAACCGCGCCTTCGCCGAGCCGATGCCGATGGCGATGGTTGCGACGTTCGCAGTGTTTAGCGTCTGGGCTACCGAGATGGTCTCGGCGTGGCTCTCGGCCAACAGAATCAGGTCGCCAGCTGAGCACGCTGCGTACGCGGCCACCCAGGTTGCCTTGGGGAGTTCTGGCTCGGTGCCGGCGTTGACGTCGCTGCCGTGGACGCTGTCGACCCAGTAGACGGAGCCGGAGACATAGTTGCCGTCATCCGCGAGAACGTCAGGTCCGTTCGGTGCCAGCGCTGACGGGTAAACGTTGGGCGATGCGATGGCCGTCTCCTTGTTGAACTACAGCCCCCCGGTTCGAGCCGGAGACGACGCCAGCCGTCCCCGGGGGGCCAATCTGGATTACGCGGACGGCGTGCCGAGCAGGATCGCCGTCTCGTTGCTGTTATTCACGCCCTTGTTGTTGTCGAGTTGCATATCGCCAGAGGTCACGACGATCTGGGCGTTGCTCGCGTCGGTCATGTTCCGGCACTTATTGTCAGTGATCCATCCGGTGGCGTTCGCGAGCGCCCACGTAATGCAGGCCGTTGAACTGGCCGCGTTGTTGTGCAGCTTGTTGCACGAGATATCGGCGTTCGTGGCAACCGTGGTGAGGTTCTGGATGACCCCGACCGCCGCCGACGTGGTTCCTCCGACGATGGTGTTGCGCAGGATGCGAGCCCGAGCCCCGCCGACGATGCGCAGGAACGTCGTGCACGTTGCCAGCGCGGCCCCGTATGCCTGGTTGTCCTCGAACGTGAAGTCATCAGCGGCGGCCGTGGTGGTGACGCCGATGGTGACCTTGTTGTTCGCGTCCGTGCCGAAGAAAATCCGGTTGTTCCGGATGCGGCACCCGGCAGCCGAGACGGTGATCGGCGCGGCAACGTTCACGGTGCCGGTGGTGGGCTCCATGTTGATGCGGAAGCCGTCGAGACGGAGGTTCGCCGTGTCGAACAGGATGCTCGATGCGGCAGCCGTAAACGAGATCGTGGCTTGGTTGTTACCCTCGCCGAGACCGTAGATATTCACACCCGCGCTTGACCCGAGGTTCGACCACCCGTCAGCAGCTGAGATGGTATCCGTGTGCCCCGGAAGCGCGATGACGTTGTCACTCCGGTTGCTGCGCACGGTCGCCAACGCGGCGTTGATGGACGTGAAGAATCCGTCCGGGTTGCCGGGCATCCCGGGCGGCAGCTGATCGAGCGCTGAAGGGCCCGAGCTGTGCACGTAGATGACCTTGCCGCCCGTCGGAATGACGACGTATCCAGGGAAAATCTCCGTGGCGCCGTCGACTCGAAGCGATGCTTGAACGCCCATGGTGGCTCCTTAGATGTTCGAGCCGATGAACGAGCGCCAATCGCTGAACCCGGTGGTCCAGCGCGCCGACCCGAGAGCCGACTTCGTCTCGTTGTCGAAGTTCGAGCTCGTCCGGAAGCGGGGCTTCCGGCGCCACAGGAACTTCGCGCCGTTCTTGACCGTGGTGCGCATAGACCAGTTCGTGGTCGATGACATGTAAGGCACCGACGCGTACTCGTCGGACACCTCGCCCTTGAGCGAGTTGATCGCGTTGTTGGCCGTGTCGTCCTTCTGGTCCGACTTCCAAATCTCCTTCATCCGAAAGCGGTAGTTCGACGGGCCGACCACGCGCCGCACCTTGTACCCGGCGGTGATGTAGCCGGCCGGGTTCGGCAGCTTGTCGACGAGCACCAGCATGACCCCCATCGCCGTGTTGCTAGGGCTGAGCGCGGTGGGAAGCACGTTGGAGACGGTGCCGCCGCCCCGGATCGGGTGGGCCGAGTCGCACAGCGCCTTGTTGTCGCCGCCGACGCGTCCGTTGGTCGTCGAAAACATGTCGTTCAGGACGCCGACCGCGTCGTACTCCTGGGTGAGCACGCAGGTCTCTTGGAGCATGCGCGTCCCGTCGTAGATCTCAGGATACTGCGCGTCCTCCTCGAAGTCCTCGGGGATGATGAGGCGCTTCGAGAACTTCTTCGGCTCGTAGCGGGTCACGATGCCCTGCCCGAACTCGCCGAGGTCGAGATCGGCGCCCTCCTCGGTCTCGGACCACAGCGCCGGTCCGACCCGCTCGACGTCGTCCACGTACTTCTTGTCCGTGGTGTCCTCGTCGAGGTACTTCTTCCAGACGGGCTCGTTCGTCTTCTCGCTGGACGACCAGATCGCCCCGAGAATCTTGTGCCAGACGTTGCCCCAGTTGTTCGAAAGCGTCGAAGTTGCGGTGCTCATGGTTCAGACCCCCACAAGGGCGTTCTCGATGAACCGCACTTTGACGCGCATGTTCGCCGAGGCGTAGTCCTGCGCCGGGTTCCGCAGGATCTCTAGGATTTGCACGTTGGCCGCGCCGGTCTGGCCAGTGCCGATGACGCCACGAAGGCTCCGCTTGTAAACCGTGTCCACAGACGTCGAGCTGGTCGCCGTGATGTCCGCCGAGTTGTTGATCAGCTGGAAGTTCGTCAGGACGGTCGAGGACGCGGTCGATAGATAGGTCTCGTACTCGATGTCCAGGTCCGTCCAGACGTGGCAGTAGATGGCGTTGGGGTTAATGACGTCGGCGTCGCCCGTGTAGGTCGTGCCGGCCGGGACGTATCCGCCGTAGACCCGCCGCCCCGAGGCGTCCAGGTAGCTCACCGCCGCGATGACGCCGAGGAGGCTCGTGTCTGCGGAATCAGCCAGAACTACCGTGCCGTCGGAGACGCGCTTGACAACGTCCCCAGGCGCCATCCCGACGCACGAGTTGGACAGCGAGAATCCGCTCGCCACGACGTACTTGACCGGGCGGGCGCGGTTCCCACCCACAGGGCTGAATCCACCGCGAAGCAAATTGGCCATCTCTCACACGCCTTTCTGAAAGCCAGTCATGGACGCCCGAGCACGGGCCGCCTCTTCCGCGCGCACGTCCGCGTCTTCGCTCGACAGGTCGAGGGTCGCATCCGCCTCGCGCCGCAGCCGGCGGTTTTCGATCGCCGTCTTGTTCCGCTCGTACCGCTCACGCTTCTCCTTGAGCCCGCGGTTCGCCCGCATGAGCACGAGGTCTCGCGACTCGACCACGTCGTCCTGGGCGAAGGTCATGCCCTTGATGGACACGGAACCGTCGAAGTGGACGATCTCGTACGGCGGGATGGCTCGCTTCCAGTACGCCGGGCCGAACTGCGCGTCGTTCTTGTCGGCGAACATGTAGCGGTACACGCCATCGCCAGCCGGCGGGAGCGTGTTGCCGTCACCGTCGACGAGCGTGAACTCGGTTCCGGGGTCTCCAGAGACGTCGCTGAAATCTTCGTCCAGGTCGACGTGCGGAATCGTCTTGCGGGTCGGGGGCAGCGCGGTTGCGCCGCTCTTTGCCCGTCGGATGGTACGTGTGGCCATGCGTCACCCTGCACATGTGGTCACCGCGCAGAACGCTCGGGGGCTGCGGCTTCCTCCCCGGCTCGTCTACCGGACCAGTCACGTAAGGCGACTGCGGCTGAAAGTTTTTCTACCGTACCGCCCTTACGGGCGAGGCTCCATCTATCACGTCACAACGAACGCCAGTCGTAAAGCCCTCTACCAGTCAAAATCACTCGCCAGGAGCAAAAACAGCCGCCTGGACCGCCTGGAGCTCCTCCTTTGACAGGCCATGAAGCGCGCCCTTCGGCAAACGAACCTCCCGCGGCGCGCTCTCTCCCCGGCCGTCGTCGCCGCGCATGCCGGCGTATCGCTGCTCGTTGCCGCGGGGCGGGACGCGACCGCCCAATCGCTTCTGTGCCGCAATGTAGGCGGCTGCCTCGCGGTCGGTGTCCAGGTCGTCGGGACGGCCGAGGCCGTTGATCAGGTAGTTGCGGTAGGCGCCGACCGCGCGCGCATGCTCCGCGTTCTTGATCCACGGGAACTCGCTCGAAACCGCGACCCAACGTGCGTTGATCTGGGCCGCCGCGAGGCCGCCGCCTTCCTGGCGCGGCTGTCGCATCTGCTGGAGCATCTCCGGCGTCAGGCCGATCCTGCGCAACCCGTTGAAGAAACCACGCTCGCCGTTGATCTCCTCCAGGCGAGTGCGGAGCTGGTTGTATCGGGTCAGGTCGAACTCGCCCTTGGTGCGGTCGTGCGCCTTGAACGCGGCGATCTCAGACTCGATGGCCCTGTTGATAACCTGCACCTCGTCAGGGCGCTGGTCCTGCTGCTGGCGCGGCTGCTCGCGGGGACGAACGGCCTCGATCATGCGCTGGAACTCGCCGCGCATGCCTTCGAGATCCGAGCGCACTCGCGCAGACACGCGCTCCTCGATTTGGCGCTCGCGGTCGGCGAACGCCTGTCGCCGGTCACGCCTGCTGCCCTGCTTCGGGGCGCGCTGAAACTTGCCGTCCTGTCCGCGCTGTGGGGCTGCGGCCTGCCCGCCCTGGCCTTGGTCGCCTTCGCCTGAGTCGTCGCCGCCTGCGTCGTCGTCCCGCTCCTCGGGCTCGCGGATGACTTCGGTGTCGGTCGTGATGGTCGGCTGCGTGTCGTCGTTCTCGATGGCCATGGTGTCGTCTCCTTACGAGCGGGCTGCGATTCGGGCGGCGGTCTCACGCTCGGCGGGTGTCCCACCGCGTTCCGCCAGCGCCAAGAGCTTCTGTTTGCGCGCCGAAATCTGCTTCGGTCGCTTCTCCCCGGGAATGCCGCCCTCGACGTCGAGGAGCAGCTTGCCGGCGTCGTTCTTCTTGTAGTCGGCCTTGCCGCTTTCGAGCGCGGTCATCAGGTCGTCGGAGGCGAGAATGTCGCTCGCCTGGAGCCAGATGATTCTCTGTCCCTTGAGGGCCTCCGGGGTTGCCTCGTTCATCTCTTCGCCAGCGAATCGCTTCCATTGCACTATGTGGCCGAGAGTGATGCCTTCCGATTCGAGGGAGGCGAGGGCGGTCGCTCCAGCCGCGATGAGCACGCCCTTCACATGCGGGCTGTCATGCGCGTCCGGGACCATCATGATCTTGTCGGTGCCGGGGATGCGGTGCTCGTGGACCGGTGGCAGGCGCCAAGCAACGACCACGCCCGCGCGCGGCTGGTTGGTGGGCACGTCGAACCCCCACTCCTTAGCGCGCTGCACGAGCAGCGGAAATTGGGAGCTGTACTTGCCCAGCTTCTTTTCAGCTGGTGCCTTCTTGTTCTCTCGCTGGATTTTCATCGGTCGTCGTCTCCTTCAGGATGGTCTTCAGAGCGGAGAGCTGCCCCGCCACGTAAAGCGTCTCGTCACGCGAACCCGACAGGCCCGCCGCCACCTCCAGGCGGCGCAATAGGTCCACCCGGCGCCGGGCCAGGTGTGCCAGGTAGTCCCACGTTGCCTGGTCCTCCGCCCATTCCCGGTCGAGTTCCCATTCGTTCGGCATTGGCCCTCGCTGCGTCGGCTTTGTAGAGCTCGGCGATGTGGCCGCGCTCGTGCTTGTCGAACATCGCCTTTCCGCTCGGCGACAGGTTCGCGTAGTAGTCCGTGACCTTGAATTCCTGCATCTTCCCGTAATGGTCAGCGTGCGGATCCTCGGGCAACACCGGGTGGTCCTGCTCGTTGATGAAGCCGGCGTTTTCGTCCTCCTGGCTCATCAGCTGCGGCGGGGGAGTGGGCTGAGGCGGCGGCGGAGGCTGCCCCAGCGCGCGCTCCAAGTCGGGCTTCTCGATGGCTTTGAAGTACTCCAGCGTCGCTGCGTAGATGACCTGGGGCCCACGATTCGGGTCCTGGACGATAGCGGGCGTGGCGTTGAGCTGCTGGAGCGTGGCCGTCGCGGCCTGGATGCGCTCGGGCTTGGTCTGCATGCGCTGATCGGCCGTGAACGTGAAGCGGAACTCGTCGGTCCAGTCCGCTCGGTGCGCCGTCTGCATCCCCTGGCCGTCGTCCGGGTAGAAGTCCTCCATGTCGGGCATGAAGTTCCGGTTATCGTCGGCGATGAGCCGGATCTCGTAGGCCAGCGTCTCAGTGAACAGGCCAGTGATGGTCGAGACGAGCTGAGTCGCGTTGTAGTTGCGCTGTTCGGCAGCCGCCTTTGTCTCGTTCGTCGGTCCGGCCTCGCCGGAGAGCGTGTCTGCGTCGGCGATGAGCGTCGAACTGTCGGCATTCAGCTTGCCGATGAACTTCCACAGGCCGTCCGACGGCGGGTGCATGACGAACGGCTTGATGCCGTTCATTTGCTCCGCTTCGAGATGGAGCGTGTGGAACTTCCCCATCTCCATCTCGACGGGGCCAGTCTTCCCGGCCGATCCTTCTGGAAGGAAGCCACCCTGCATGTTCTGGTAGCGCGCCGACAGCAGGTATTCCGCCATCAGCTTGTCCGTCATGAGGTTGTTGTTCTTGAGCAGGTACCCGACGCCGATGCCGTAGAACCCGGCCGGGTTCGGGAATAGCCGGTAGTGCAAGAAGCTGTAGATCGGCCGCATCCGTGGCGGCGCTGGCATGGGCGGCGGCGGCGGCTGCTCGGCAGGCACGCCCTGCTGGACCATCTGCTGGAACTGGGCCGCGACGTTCTTGGCCTGGAGGTCCCACGCCTTCTTTTCGCGCTCGAAGCGCATGCGGTCGAACGGGTCTTCGTCCTCGCGAGCCATCAGAGCGAGCGGGAGCGAAGTCTTGCGGTCGATGGTCCACAGCGTCGGGCGCATCCGATCGCCGTCGGGCAGCTTCGTCCATGTCTGGCAGACGTAGACCTTGCGCGCTTCGAGCTCGCGGTCCTCGGCTGTCATGTCTGGCTTCTCGACCTTATCGATCTGGATGCCGACCTCTTCGATCGCCGTGTCATCGCCGTCGTCTCGGTCTACGGACTCGGTCTCCTTGTCGTAGAGCTTCGTGACCTGGTCCTTGTCGAGCATCCCCGACAGCCCGTAGTCCTCAAGCGTCCAGCGGTGCCAGCGGCGAATTAGCGTCACGCGCGGAACCTCGCCCATGAACGGGTCGACGTCCTTGCGCGAGTACGGGACGATCACGTCATCCGCGCTGATGTCCTCGATTCGCGTCGTCTTCAGGACCGGGTCCCACATCTTGTAGCGAAATTCGCTGCCCGTGATGAGCCAGCGCAGGTAGCTCATGCGGATGCTCTGAATCCAGAACGGCACCTTGTGGCGCAACTGCCAGTTCATGTACCGCTCGCGGTCGGCGGCGGCCTGTACGTCATCCGGACGGTTCGGCTGGACCTGGATGATGTTGCCCTTCTGCGGAACGACCTGATCGCACCCTCGCGACCACAGTTGCAGGATGATTCGCGTCCCGAGCGTGTCGTGCGGAGCGTTCCCGCCCGCCTTCATCGCCTCGACCACGCCAGCGTATAGCTTGTACTCGTCGGCGCGGGCCTTCTTCCAGTCGTCGCGCGATTCGTCGTCGCGCTTGATGGCACGGACGAGACGCTTTGCCTCCTTCTCCAGCCATTCAGCCGTGTCCTTGTTCGCCAGGAGCCCGGGCACGAGGTTCTCACCATGCTGGGCCGGCTCGGACGTCCACTGCTCGACGGCTTCCTCGCCCGCTCCGTCGGTGACTTCGGTCTGTTCTTCGTCGCTCATCGGATTGGCGGCCCCAGCGTGAGGGAGTTGCCGGTACGGAGTCGCGCAGGCGGATGGGTCCACTCGGCGTCGTCCGGATCGTCGTCTTCGTCGGAGTCAGGCGTGTCGACCGGGTTCTCTAAACAGGCGTACATCACCATGTCCCAGTCGTGGTCATCGGCCTTCGTGTCCACGTCGTTCGGATCGTTCTCGTCTGCCCGAAGCGCGGGGATCGTCTTGATGGGCGACACGCACCGGCGCATGAACCGCAGCATCGGCCGCGCCCGCTCCGTCGGCTCGGTTGCCCCCGGATAGGCCTCGGGGATGGTCGTGCCGAGCCGACGCACGATTTGACCGGCCCCGTTGTAGCGGCTGCCTGGCCCCTTGCGCGCTCGCTTCCACCTGACGCCTGCCTTCTGGAAGTCCTTTGCGATGGTCGGCGCTCCGGACATGCCGCCATCGCCGAAGCACGACGAGTCGAGTGGGTTGCGCGCGAAGTTTAGCCGCGACTGACCGGCACGATGGTCCCACAGGCCGTATCGCGACTCGACGCCAGCCATCAGCGCCGCGACCTCGTCGACGTGCTTCCCTTGCACGCGCAGGTGGTCGAACATCGTCAGCCCGCCGTCGCCGTCCTGGTAGAACCAGCCGATGGACCCAGGTGACAGGATGCCCCAGTCTCCTGACCGGAAGACCTTCGCTCCAGGTGGCACCGCGTGGTCCTCGCAGACGTGGAACTGCCCGTCCCAGATGTTCGCCAGGAAGGCCCCGGCGACCACGTACCAGTTTCCGTTGAGCAGCGCGTCCCGTACCTCGGGGCGCTTGTTCATGAGGCTGGCTTCGTACTTGCCCGACTCCATCAGGATCGGGTTGTCGGTAAGCTTCGCCGGGATGTAGACCTGTTCGTAGACGATCACGCGCCCATCTCCGAGCGTGGTCGAGACGCTGACGACCTCCTCTGGCTTCGCGACCTCGATGAACCGCTCGCGGACCCAGATCAGGCCCTCGCCATCGGGGTTGGACGCCGCGCAGATTTGCAACAGCGGCTCCAGCATCGAATCTGCGGTGCGGAGACGAGTGTCCAGGTAGTCGAACTGCGACTCGCTGAACTCGGTCAGCTCGTCGAAGGCGATATACGTGTAGGCGCGGCTCTTGTGCTTGTACTTGTCGCGCTCGCGCTCCAGGTGGCTGAACTGGAAGATGGCCCCGCCTGCGCGGGGGAACTTCCAGATGCCCTTGTTGTCGTTGAACTTCGCCGACGGGTCGATGGCCTTGAAGAAGTGCTCTGAAAGCTCCTTGATTTGCTCAAGGTCGGGCGTCGTGCGGCGAAAGTAGATGCCCCACGCTGTCGACCGATATCGCTTGCCGGCTTTTTTCGCCTCGGCGTAGCGGCGCATCTCGACGACGAGGATCTGCGCGAACTTCATCATCAGGCAGAGCGACTTGCCACCCGCGACCGCGCCACCGTAGAACACGATTCGCTGCCGAGCCGCGAAGAATTTCTCCTGCTGGCCGAGAAACGGCGCGAAAATGATGGATTCAGGCTTGCACTGCTTGCAGCACTTGCGCTGGACGCCGAAAAGCGAGATGCGCCAGATAGCCTGGCTCTCGCATCCGGCAGTCACCTCGCACTTTCCGTGCGGGAACGTAACGGCTGGAGGCATGCCGCTCATTCGAACGGGCTCCACACGGCGCCGACGTCGGCACGCCAGTCGACCGTAACCGCCAATCCGCCCGTAACCGACAGGACGATGTCGCCGGCGCTGACGGCGAACGAAATGCCCCACGACGGGTCAGTCTCGACGTCCGTGCCGATGACGTCGGTCGCCTCGATGACCGCGGCGGCGCTGCCCGTGCGCGAAACTACGACGCGCCGGTCGTAGGCAGCGAAGTCGCCGCCACCGGACGCAGCCACCGTCACGCTCAGCACGAGGCACGAATCGGCGTTGACCGTGTCGCGCCAGATTTCGGCGGGCGTCGCGTTCGTGGTCGTCGCGTCCCTCGCGTACCTGCCGCGCTGGTTGGCCACGTCGCGTGTCGAATTGGCCACGAGGAACGTGTCACGCTCGTCGCTCTTTTTCTCGATGAGCCGGGCGCCCTTGGTGGACAGCTTCACCGCGGCCTCGGGCGGTTGAACAGCGACAAGGCGGCCATGACGACGGCAGCGGAGCCGATGAGTAGGACCGGGTGGGCCTGGACGAAGCTCACTTCGCCTCGACCTCCGCGGGTGGCAGTGAAACGGCCGTCGCCTCGATGACGTCGTCCTCCTCGACGGCGCCGATCTCTTTGATTTTGCCGCTACGCAGCCGCTTGAACCGCTTCACCTCGGGCTGCTCCAGCACGACCACCGGCATGACCACGATTGCCGACTCGCCATCGCCGGCCCGCTCAGGCTCCTGGCTGCGAATCAGCGCCGTCACCCGCTCGTGAACGGCCTGGAGACCCGCCGGCCACTCCTTTTTCGCAAGGCCGGCCAGCGCCGCATAGCCAGCCTGCTCGCGAGACGCGAAACCGTGCCATTCCTTGTCACCGGCGATGACCTTGCCCTCGCTCGGGTTGTTCTTCAGCAGCGCCCGCACGTCCTCGGCCGATAGGCCCAACTCGGCCATGCGCCTGATTGCGGCGTTGATGGCCACGACGAGCCGCGTGTCCTGGTCCAGGATCCGACGGATCCGGTCCTGGAGCGACGCGACCCGGTCGGTGCTCACGACGAAGCGGCCCTCTGCGGAACAACCCAGGACGCGAACGGGCTCCCCTTGGCAGCAAGGTGCTCGTGGACCGTCGCCTTCAGGTCGGCCAGGTTGATGCGCCCGAGCTCGATACCGGGAAGGTCCATCCCAACGACCGGCCAGGCCGACTCAGGCGCCAGGTCCGACGGGATCATGTACTCGCAGCGAAGGCCGATGACGATGTCCTGCTCGTCGTCCGCTGGCGGCGTCACCTCGCCCCCCGCGTCCCGAATCGCCTTCATCCGCGCCACCCACTCCGGCTTCGGAATGACCCGCGGTTGGAGAGACACGCCAAACCGCTGCTCGGTCGACTGCTTCGGAACCGCGTTCACCGGCAACGCAGGCGCCAGTCTCGGGTCATTGCCTCGCATCGGTCCTCCCAGGGCTCAGCAACGCCAACGCAGCTTCGAGCGCAGTCGCCATGTCCCCGAACACCTTCCGCACGTGCAGCTCACGGCACGAGTGGTTGTAAGGGTTCTCGGACTGCCTGCGCGCCAATGCCGCTTGCTCGCGTACGGCTTCCACCGCGCGAGTCACCGCCGCTGCCGACGTCGTCTTTCGGCCCACATCGCAACAGTGCGCGATACGCGGGGGAGGCGGATAGCCCCTATACCGACAATGGGAACGACCCGGCAGCGGCCAACCACTCGCGGTACTCGTCCTTCTGCTTCTGGACGTACCTGGCGATGGCGTCTTTATCTACGCAGAACTTGCCACTGATGCTGTCCTGGATGACGTACCGGCAGACAGCCTCGGAGTACGCGTCCAGGGCGCTCGCCTTGGCGCCCGGCTGGTTGCTCACGTCGTACACCACGGCAGAACCACCGCACGCCTCGCAAACGTTGGATGTCGTCATGCCACGACGGTACGCCCATGGCTTGAGGCGGCGAACCCACTACACCGGCGACGTCTGACAGGTTGCGGCGCTCACATGCGCGATTGCGACGCGCAAAGCTGGATCCGCGCGCGCCCGGGTGGGGCCTGCCTTTTCCCCTCCCGGGGGCTTGCTCATGGCGGACTGGGCCTGGACGCACGCAGCCCGCCTATCACACGCGCGCCCGTGCACGCAGTACGCAGCACTGCCACGCGCGCAGCCCTGTAAGCCTCGAAGAACCCACGAATGTGCGGCGTAGTGCCACACTGAACACAACAAACGAACGTTTATTGCTGACTCGTGGCGTTGGCTATGAGCCTGGCTTGGCTCGTAAGTCGGCTTTGGAATTCAGGTTTCTGGCAATCGGCTCCCGTTGGTCGCGGGCGGTGCACGTCGAGCGGTGAGCGGTGGCGAGCAACCTGTCCCATCCACCCCAACTTCCCCAAATCTCCACCGACCGTCTCAATGCTGGCTAAACGGTTCAATCAACCGACGTCGGCCCAATGAGTTTCAAGGCTCGCCGGACCGCTGGCCAGTCGAAGAACATCCGGCCCTTCGGCGACAGTCGGCGGCAAGGGATTCGGCCTCGCTTGACCATCTGCTGGACGGTGGCGGTCGAGACTCCAAGGGCTTCGGCAAGCTCCCAGCTTCGCCATAGGCGCGGTAAAACTCGACGTGCGCTTGGAAGGCCGGACCAACTCCCCATGCGTCTTATCGTACCGCCCGGTATGTCGAAGGGAAGGGACCTATTGTGTCGGTGTAGGGGTTGCTTTGATGGCTGGTTGCGCGGCACGCTTGGCTCACTGTGGCTGGCAGAACCCGAGGACCCGCGAGCGCCGATGTCAGGCGCTACGTGTGCGCTGCGAGCGGAGGGCGAGAGCGACGACCTCTCTCGCGTGTTCCTGCTGTGATCGCGGCTGTGGCTCGACTGACCAGCTCTGCCGTAATCTGAGCTACTCGATCCGGAGCGCGCGATCCTATGGGCGTGGCGAGAGGTCGGGTGCGCCCTGAGACCTGACTGACGCGCTCCTAACTTTTCTCGCCATCGCTGTACGATTCTTGTTGCACGCGAATCAATGGTCGAGTAGTGTTGGATGTGTCGGGAGGTTGAGCCCGGCGCCAACGAAGGAGACGACCCATGACGACTGAATTTGTGGCGATTGGACAGACCGGGCGCGGCGAGGGTGAGCAGGCCGAGTTTTCGGCGTTCGGTGACACCGCAGAGGAGGCCCGTACAAACGCCGCTGCCGGCACGGGGAATCCGCCGTCGCATTTCCGAGTGCTCGCCGTGACCGCAGAGCAGGCCGAGCAGATTCGGCGCGGTGCGACCCCGTACGATATGGCGCTGTAAGCGAGGAACCGACCATGACGACCATCGATACGAAGAAGCTGGCCCGCGACCTGTACCGCGACGACATGAGCCGCGCCGACGAGGTGCCGGTGCAGCAGGACGGCCACCGGGCGTACGACGGCTGGCTGGCTGCTTCCAGCGACGCCGGGGACCGCGACACGGCCGACGCGCTGAGGGCGACGGACCGCGAGGAGTTCGCCGCGGCATGGAATGAGCTGGTCGAGGCTGAGTAATGACCATCTACTTCTGTCGGCGCGTGATCTGGCGCGCCATGTCGCGCATTAGGTGGACGTAATGCCCGCGGCCAAGCGTAAGCCGGGTCGCGGCGGCGCCCGCCCTGGCGCTGGCCGCCCGGTATCGACGGGGGCCGGCGCGAACCGCATCGTGTTCCGCGTGAGCAATGCCCAGCGCGACGAGCTGGCGGCCGAGGCGACTCGCCTTGGCCTGTCCAGTGCGGCCCTGGCGGCGAAGCGGCGCGTGTTCTCATGACCACGGCCGTGGCTCTCCTACGCGTCTCGACCGACAAGCAACACCTCGGCCTGGACGCCCAACGCGCCGCCATCTCGGCATACTGCGCCACGCACGGCATCGAGGTCATCTCCTGGCACACCGAGATCGTCTCAGGTGGGGCAGCCTTCGAGGACCGTTACGGCCTACAAGCAGCGCTCGCCGACGTCTCTGCCACCAAGGCCACCCACCTGCTCGTAGCCAAGCGCGACAGGTTCGCACGTGACCCTCTCGTTGCGCTGCTGACAGAACGCGAGCTGTCACGGTCGGGCTGTACGGTACTGTGTGCTGACGGCAACAACGAAACCGACCCCGCCAGCGAGCTTGTGCGTCACATTCTTGACGGCGTGGCACGATTCGAGCGGCGCATGATCAGTATCCGCACCAAGGCTGCGCTCAAGGCCAAGAGCGACGCAGGGGCCAAGCTGGGCCGTCCGTTCGGGGCGAAGGACAAGCACCCACGCAAGCGGTCTGCTGGTATAGGGGGCTTGCAGTAGCCCATAAGCCGGTACCGTTGAGGGGTGAACGAGCAGCTACGCCACGTAGCCGTCATGTGCATCGCTGCCCTGGTGGTGGCGATGGGCGGTGCCGTAGCGCTCATTGCGTCGTACCTGCACAGCTCGGGAGAACAGGTATACATGGTGGCGACAGGAATCGTAGCCGTGGGCGGCGCGATCATCGCCGGTGAGTTCGGCCTGGCTCGCTCGGCCTCTACGCCAACGGCGGCCGTCAAGGTCGACCACCCCGTAACGACCATCAACCAGGGAGCAGATGCCGCGAAATGAAGACAGCTCGCCGGGTCATCGACGCAGTACAGACGGGGTCGCGCCGATTGCTGGACCTGACGACGAGACGGGCATCCGCATCGGCCTCGGCATCCAATCCCTGGGAGCGAACCTCGCGGAACATTTCCGCGCTCGACGCCACCTTACGCGGGCTCAACGAGCGGCTGAGAGTGCACGCCTCGCCGCGGTCCTGGACGGAATCGCAGGAGAGATCGACACCCTGAGGATCGGCGTGCGGGCGATGGCGAGGCAGGACCTTGGGTGACACCGAGCCGGAATACGTGCTTGAGTACGACGACGCGCACGAGCTGCCGTTCGCCGAGGAGCAGACGCCGACGAAGCTGGAGGAGCCTGGCGCATGTTGGCGGTGCTGGCGCATCATGCCGGTCCAGATCGTTGCGCCCGCTCCCGGCTCGACACACGAGGCGATGCGGTTCCACACGTGCATCGCGAGCGCGGGCGGCGGATGGGCATGGTGCGCGGTGACGATGGTTCTGCGGCTGGGTACGTTCGAGCTGTACGTGGGGCCGAACCGGCGCACGGCGATCTTGCCGCCGCCGAGCGGAGAGCGGCGCCGATTCCCGCCGCGGAAGGACGACGTATGAAGTCACGCTTCTTCTCGATCGACGAGTTCCGTTGCCACAGCGGCGAGCCGTACCCCGCGGCGTGGGCCGATGACCGCTTGCAGGCCCTCTGCAACGTCCTCGACACCATCCGCGACGCCTGGGAGGGCCCGATCACCGTCGTCTGCGGATACCGGACGGCGGCCTACAACGCCGCCCTCGCCGAGGCCTCGGCGAAGCGCAACGGCGGCGTCTCTGGCGTGGCCCAGAACAGCCAGCACATCCAGGGGCGAGCCGCCGATGTTCGCCCGGCCGCTCCCACCGTGGAGCGGGTGCGCGAGCTCCACGCGCTCGTGCGCCGGCTGTTCGACGAGGGCAAGCTCCCGCAGCTCGGGGGGCTCGGGCTCTACCCGGGTTTCGTACACGTTGACGTCCGAGCAAAACAGAACGGTCACCTTGCTACCTGGGGCGGCATCGGAATGGGCGAGTCGCAGTGACGCCGGGACAGAAGCGCGCGGGGCTGGCGCTGGCGCCGGTCATCCTGTTCGGCGCGTTCCTCGTCGGCAGGGTCACCGCGAGCCCGCCTCCGAGCCACGACGAGCGCAAGGTTGTCACCGACTCGAAGGCGACCTCCACCACAGTCGCCAAGGTCGACGAGGCCAAGCACGAGACCGCCACCCGCGACACGGACACCACGGTTCGCACGGTAACGCGCTGGCTGCCCGCTGTCGCTGCCTCCGTCGGGTGTCCAGCAGTCCCCGCCCACGTCGAGCAGGAGACGGTCAGGGAGACCCACGCGGCGGCCACCCGGACGGCCGACACGAAGCGGGCGCAGCAGGTCCAACAGCACGCCGAGACCGAGGCGCATCAGACCGTGGTGGAGTTGCACGCCGTCGAGGCGCGCCCGAACTGGAACATCGCAGTCCTGGCAGGCGCTCAGCTCGGCGGGCGCAGTCTACTTATCCCGGCCCCATTCGTCGGCGGCGTCCACATCCAGCGGCGCGTCCTGGGGCCGGTCAGCATCGGCCTGTGGGGGACGACCGGGATGGCCGGTGGGGTCAGCGTCGGCCTGTCCTGGTAGCGCGATCGGCTCGGCTGCGATAAGCCTGCCGTGGGTGGCGCAGTAGTACGACGATGGCGGGTTGAAAAATCCGTCGTGCAACTCTACGCCACACACTCCGCAGTAGATCTGCGTTCGCGCGCCCTGGAACATCACCTTACACTCGACGGGCAGGTAAAGTGCCTCGTCGGTGATCCTCAAGCCGCCGACGTAAATTGGCTTGTAACCCATCGTCTCCTCCTACTCCTCTGCCTTCAGCGCCGCATCTGCGAGTCGCACGGCCTCAGCATACACGCTTCGGATCCTCCTGAAGTGCTCCGTCATGGCAAGCTCTGTGGAGCAGCGAGGACAGTGCCAGCAGCCCATGCATCCGTTCAGCGCTGACTCGCACGTAGGGCACAGCGGCCATTTGCCAGTCGGCATCGTCTCCTCCTACTCTATCGCCCCAACGGCGCGCAATGCTTCCTCGACCGTATTAGCACGTCGCCAGTGACGCGGGAACACCGCGGCCAGCGCCATCTCCTTAGGCGTTAGGCCAGCCTTGGCGTCGCGCTTCGCCTCTATCAGCACCGGGTCACCCGTCACGACGTGCACGGCCAGGATGTCAGCCCCGAGAGGCCCGTTGTGGATGTCGATGGCAACGGTTCGCTTCTTCAGCTCGCGCAGAATCGCCCAGTGCGTCTTATCGGCTCTGTGGCGGCTCCTGAACATTCAGCCTAACGGCGTCCCCTTCCGTATCGCCCGGCGCCGCTCCTGCCAACTCAGGATGTACTCGTCAGTCCCGGATACATGCGCGTCGTCGAGGAGCGCGAGCGCGTCGTCTAGCTTTGCTTCGAGCTGCGCGGCCTCGTCGGCCAGCTGATGGAACGCCGACAGCTGCGCCAGGACGACCGGCGGCGCCGAGTGCAGCCGCCCATCTTCTCCGCGCGTCACCATCACGCGCTTCAGCGCTTTGCGTGCCTCGCGTATCCGCTCGCTCAGCGGCACCTTCGCGGGCTCGGGCTGGTCCGGCGCGGGCGGTTCGACGGGCTCCAGTATGTCGTAGCGGCCCGCGCGCCAATGGAAAGCGATTGGCAACTCTCCAGCAAGCTCTCCTTCGTACACCTGGCGCGGCTCGTCTGGATCTTGGTTGATGCCTTCGTGTCTCCACTGCACCCACTGCCCGACGACCGGCAACGGCACGCCCGGACCGCTTCGCCCGACCACGCGGAACCCAGGAGGCATCGCGCTTACGGGTTGGGCCGGCGCGGTAAGCAACGTCGGCACCGTCATCGGCTCGCCGGTCAGCGTGTTCGGCAGCGTTACAGGCGGCTCGGCTCGGACCAGCGCGCCCATTCGCTCGGCGTGGTCTGCGCAGGCTACTCCAATATCGCTGTACTTGGTCCCGACGACTGTCTCCCATGAGGGCGCAGTCGTGCAGTCAAAATTACCGTCGGCGCCCTCATGGAGGCACTCCTCAGCGCCGCTGAACATCGGAACCCACCCCGGCGCCAAGGCCCACCCGTCCGGGATGCGCGGCTCGGTTGTGCGAGGCCGATGGACCTTACAGTCGCACGTGTCGGCGCCGCACTCTTGAGGCCAGGAGGCGACGCGGGGATTCGCCAGCCGGTGAGCGGCCCGACCGTGTCCACAGACGCACTCCAGATCGATGTTCGCCCAGTCGTACCCGTCAGGGATGCGCGGCTCGACGACGGGCGCAGCGGGCTCAAGTGGCATGCCGTCGGGCTGGTCGGTCCAGTCGCGGACCTCGCGCTTCCCGGCCTTGCGCTGGTCGTAGCTCTTGCACCATTCGAGAATCTCGGTCCGCGTGGTCGCGCCGTTCGGAAGGCACGCGTAGAACTCGCCCAGCAGGCGACGGGCCTTGGTCAGCAATTCCTCGTCGGTCATCGGGCACCTCCATTGCGCTGGCCGTAGCGGGCGA